GAATGTTGCACCATCCTCATTTAATTATCTTTTATAATATATACATGGGATAGTAAAGGACTAAATAAGATTAATTGTAGTTAGTTGTGGATAACTTTCGCTTTGTATAGTACTTTTAATTTAAAATAAAAAAAAATAATTTTTATTTTTACAAATATGACGTAACCACGTAACCATAGCATTAATCTATTGAAATATAACAATAAACACGTTACTTTGACCACGTAACCTAGACGTAACCACAAGTAACCAACCCTATATACCTTTTTCAAATGCAATTTAATATTTATTATTATAATATTGAATGAAATAATACTATACAGAGATGCTAAAGTGTATTAAAATGAAAACATGCCTAAAATTAGAGATGGTGCATTAACACCAAAACAAAGAGCTTTTGTAGAGATATTTGTCAAAGAAAATGGTCGCTTGACGGCGACAGAATGTGCAAAACAAGCAGGATATTCGGAGAAATCTGCTGTATCACAATCTTGTAATCTTAGAAATCCTAAGTATTTTCCAAAGGTTGTAGAAGCAATTGAAGAATTACAGCGTGAATATGCTGAAGCTAGTAAATTAGATTTTGTAAAACACTCTAGAGAACTGTCACGGTTGAGAGATGTTGCGGTAACTAATGGACAAATGGGACCTGCTATAAATGCAGAATATCGTCGCGGTCAGTTAGCAGGATTTTATGTTGATAGAAAAGAGGTTGTGACAGCCTCGCTTGATAATATGACTAGACCAGAACTTGAAGCTAAACTCAAAGAGATTAGAGATCATAATGTTATCAATGGCGAAGCTATCGGAGTAGAAATTAAAGAAGTGATAGAATTAGAAGACATATCAAAGCCCAAAAAATAAACTCTGAAAATTTTAATAATAAACCAATTAAAAAAAACATACTACCAACTTATACTGTTTGGTGTTTGATAATATCTTGTAGCCCTTGACCTACAACTATCACAGCAATATCTCTCAAACTTGCCCATAGCTTTCTCTTTATTACAGGCAAAACATTTTCTTTTAATTAATTTTTCTTCTGACTTTGGTTTAGTTATATTGTAGTAATCTGGTAATTTAAACTCATTGTCCATTAAATCCTCTTTCCATTAATTCTTTTAGTTTTTTCTCCCACATGGCTTTATAAACTGGATCGTCTGTAATGCTATTGTAGATAGTCCATAGTTTTTGAACTCTCCACCAATATAAATCTTCGTTTGTCATTCTAGTTCTCCTCCTTGATCAACGACATATTTTTCTACTGCCTCTGATATAATACCAAATGTATAGTCATCAAAACTATCACTATTTAGAATGACAGTTTCTCCTTGTGGGTTAGTAAGTTCTATTTTTACTTTCTCCCATATCCATCTATTAGTTTTCATTTTATTCCTTTCTAAAAATTAACTTTGTAAAGTGTAGTTTCTCCATTGTCAATTTTCTTTTTTAATTGTTGTGCATATTCATAATAATAATCTGCTTCTTGTTGTTTATCAAAAAATTCTAATTCAACAGCTTTATCATAAGCAAATTTATATTCTTTGTATAAATCTAATTCTTCTACGTTTTTCATCTTATCCTTTCTTTTTTATTTATTTATCATTTTGCTATTGACATGTCAATATATATCATTATATGGGATAGATGTAATTTGCAATTAGATGCAACCAAGCCTAGCGTTTCTTACATAAGAGGCGTTGCTGAACACGAAACGGCGAGAATTTGTGAGGTGTGCGACTAGGTGGCGAAACAGTGTTTTGCAAATTACACCTGTTAATAATTTAATGATGGGGTATGACGATACTATACAAGCGATTATTAACATTGTGGCAGTTTACCGCCAAAGCACAAGAGTAAACATTGTACAGGCGACGGAGTTATTCGGATAAGTCCTGTACTAAATTAAATAGAAAGGAATAAAAATGATAGTTAGAAAATTATTAAAAATACAAGCTAATATCGAAGATAGAAAAGTCCCTTGCGATATGAATGACGCTGATCTTAATCAACATTATTCAGAATCAAAAGGTCAATTTCAATATATTTTAGATATGGATTTAATTCATTTAATTAGATCGTATTCTAAATGTATAGGTCAAAAACAAGATGATGAAATATATTTTGATATGGCTGATAAAAAAGAAGTTAGAAAAAAAATAGATGATATAATCAATATTAGTTATGAATTAAGGGGAATAATAAAAAACGATTGACTTTTATTTTATCCCATGTTAATAGGATAATAGATTGCAGTTGTAAGATATCAAAAAGGGGATAAAACTTAAAACAACGCCCCTTGCAATCTAAAAGAAAGGATTAATTATGAAGAAATTAAAATTTATTAAATCTAAAAAACTTTTAAATATTGATAACAACGCCAAAACTGTAAAAGGTCAAAAATATGGTTATATGACAGCGGTCTTATATCTTGCGCCTAGTAATGAAAGCGGTTTTAATGTTTGTCCTATGGCTTCGCAAGGTTGTAAAAAAGCGTGTTTATACACAGCGGGGCATGGGGCGTTTAATAATGTGCAACAAGGCAGAATAAATAAAACGCGGTGGTATATTCAAGAACGCAACACATTTCTTGACCAATTACGAAAAGAAATAAACGCGTTTATATTAAAAGCAAAAAATAAAAATTTAATACCTTGTATTCGTTTAAATGGTACTTCTGACATATCATGGGAAAAGACGGGACTAATAGAAGAATATAAATCAATTCAATGGTATGATTATACAAAAATATATAAAAGGGCTTTGTCTTTTGTTAATGGCGAATTGCCTAGTAATTATCATTTAACTTATTCTCTTAATGAAGATAATCAAAATCATGCTTTTGATATATTAAATCGCGGTGGCAATATTTCGGCAGTATTTAGAAAATCACTACCGCAAAAATATAATGGTTTCAAAGTTGTAAACGCTGACGATAGCGATTTGCGTTTTCTTGACGGCGATAATATTATTGCAGGACTTTTAGCAAAGGGAAAAGCTAAAAAAGATTTTTCTGGTTTTGTGCTTGACAATTAATTAATCCCATGTTAATAGGATAATAACAGAAAGGAACTTATATGAATAAAGATGATATAAGACTAAATAAAGCTAAACGCGACGCGATTAAAAAAGCGTGGCGTGATACTACTTTAAAAACACCGACGCAAAAAGATACATTATTACAAGACGCGGTTGATACCTTTAGAGAATTAGAGCAATCAGTTTGGGATAATGTAATCAATCCAGTTGTCACTCAAAACTTTCCGCAAAATGATATGCAGATATTGAAAAAATATTCTCGTAATGGTGGTTATGGCGGTAGTTTTGCACAATACGATAATTGTTTTTACTTTAAACCTAGTTTTGAAGATAGACAAGAAACGCAGTATTGTTGGAATTATAACCGCGACGATATGACAGCATTATATTACAATGATTTAATGAGTGTTGGCGTTAATCCTAATTTATATTATGAGTATGAAGATAAAGACAGTAATCCGCATTATTATAAACAACATCAAGAATTAAAAGACGCGGTTGATAATTTAAAAGTTGCTAAATATACAGGCAATAAGGAATATAGTAATTATCACGATCAAGATATAAATGAAAGCGATCTTGGTAATTTTGGCGGTCATTATTTATTAGTGCCTCAAGGTAGTTGTCATTCTCGCGTTATGATGATTAATAATGAAAGCGATTATGAACAATTAAGGGCTTTCAATAGATCAAAAACTAATATGCACAATGCACAGCGTGATATTTTCAAAGAGAAAATACAATTAATCAACGATATGAACGCGGTTGTCGATCAAGCCAAATTTTTAAATGAAGTTAGAAAGTATTGGGTTGATTTAGACGATTGCGTAAACTTTGACGCTGACGAAATAGGGACAGCAGTTTCAATAATATCTGATGATACGAAACAACGATTATTAGATAGTGCAAAGTTAAGACAAGCACAGCGTGATATTGTGGCGGTTGTGAAAACATCAAAAGAAAAGGTCTTGGCATGAGTGATTTACCTGTTTGCCAAAATTGTGGTAAAAAGTTATATAAAAATTATGGTCGTCGCGGTTTACTCGCGACACCAGACCACCAATATCTTAGTAAAGGATTTAAAACAGAAGAAGAAAGAAATAATTTTGAACGCGACGAAATACCAGAAAATGCTTTTGATGTGGATAGGTTTAGTTGGAATGAAAATCATTTTGGTATAAGTTATCGCACACCTCAACAATCTCGCGACGGACTTTTTCATAGTCAAACTTGCTTTTATAGGTGGCATGAAAACCACCGCAACGAAATTGAACGCCTCATTCGTGATATGGGGGAATGGAAAAATCCACAATGACTAATAACAAAATAGCTTATGAAATTAGAAAGGCATTAATAGATAATGGTTATATAAAATATAACCATGAAATAAATAAATATATTGAATGGTTAATTTTAGACATTTTAGAAAATGACAGTTAAACCAGAATCAAACTTTGGGCGTCAGATAATTAAAAATTTACCTTTCGCCCAATGGACTAGAATTGAAAATCGTCATGGTGGCGGTATTCCAGACCTATACGGAATATATGGCGGTCATGCAATTTGGCTTGAATTAAAATGTATTAAACAAAATTCAATAAACATTTCACCGCTACAAATCTCATGGAATTACAACAATTTCCGTCATGGTGGGAAAAACTATTATATTGTCCAAGATACGAGATCAAAGGTCATCAAATTGTACGACGGCGACAAAGGTCGAGAGATCAAAGAAAAAGGTTATTTATATGGCGGTCATAGTTTAATTTTGCCACCGCCAACAAAATGGGAAGATCTACAAAGTTTCTTGTTCCCTTGACCGCGACGCTTTTTTTTTGGTCTAAATTTACCTGCGACAATTTGCCATATTGACAATGTCCGCGTTTCGCGGTAAATCTCAGCCCACCCAAAAGGGCGGGGGAGGACGGCGGAGTTTATTACCGCGGTCGCAGAAAAATAGTTCTTGACATGGGGATAACTATCCTATATACATGGGACAAAGAAAGGTGGTATCTATGCCAGATTTAAGAATTAAGACAGCCAAAGAGAATGGCGACTTGCCTCAAGATCACGGTCGCAGTTTCAAGGCACTTACACTATTTGACGCATTAAAAAACACCGCGGTCATAAAAAAATACAACGAGCAATTTGAAAAAGAGTTTGGTCGCCCTAGCGTATTCGCTTCGCCGATCAAAGTACCGCGGTCGTAAAAACCATAATCTTCCGATAAAGTTTGACCGTGAAGAAAACTCCCTTCGGGGAGTTTTTTTTATTGACACGGTGTCCATGTTCCTATATACATGGGATAACAGAAAGGAAGAAATATGGTAAATAATAAATATCCTAACAGTAGTGAACTTTGGTTTTTCTACGACGACGAAATATCTATTAAATGGGATTGTGATAAAAGTTTCACGGTCTGGCAAAAAAATGATATTGTAAATAATTTCACGGTCGAAGAATCAATGACACCGAAACAAGCTGAAAAAGAAGCGGACGAGTGGCTTGAACATGAACAAGAGGAATGGAAATTACGACACGCTGACGCATTCTAAAAAAAGCCCCCTTCGGGGGCTTTAATATTTTATTTATTTAATATCCTATCAACTTTATCTCTAATTAATCCAATAGGGTTATCAGTAGATTGAACTTCATTATTAAATTCTTTATCTAAAGTTTGAATAATAAAAACAAGTAATTCTGTTTTTTCATTATTCCTTTTTAATAATTTTGTTAAAGCGTCCATATTCTTCCTTTCTTTATTAATTATTATTCTTACCACGGTTAGAAAATACTGTCATTAATAGTATGGGATTTTATAAGATATTTCATGTATAACCTGTGGATAACTAACCCTTGTCAAGCACTAAGTTAGGACAAATTGTCGCACCGCCTTCGGCGGTTTTTCCCACCGTCAAGAAAACAACGGCACTACACTACTTAGCAAAGCTAAGTAGTGTAGTTAGTCAATCTTTTTATTTTCATCAACGTGAAATTAATTGTTGCTTTATCCCATAAAGTCTTATATATAATTCGTAGCGATGGCAGAAAGAATTATTATGAACGAAGTTAAAAAAATGGAATGGAATAGCATGATGTCAATGACTGGCAACAAGCTTTCTAAATTTAACGCAATCGATCAGAATTTAAACTGCTCACAATTAATGCGTAATGCTGGATTAGATTGGACTGTGAACAAAGTTCCAGTTCAAGCTACCATTGATGATAAAGTTATTACTTCAGATAAATTATATTCATTAGTTAAATCTGACGGTAATAAAATTTTAGTTAGTGGTTTAACTGATCAGTATCATGTAATGCAAAATGAGAAAATGGCTCAGCTTGGTGATTATTTCGCAAGTTTAGCTGGTGTATCATTTGAGCATTGCTTTAATTATAAAGATGATAAGGCAATTACTTTCCTTGCTAATACTGGAGGAGAATTCAATATTGGTAATGATGTAGTTAAAAATTATCTTATGCTTACTAACTTTCATACTGGAAGAGATAAAACCAAGATTAATACAACTAACATACAACCTGTATGTGAAAATACTTTTCTTGCTGCTTTATCTGATATTGAACAATTCTATATTGGTATTACTCACCGCATGGAATTCAATGACAAAATGGAAGAGTTAGTTAGAATTAAAATTAATGACGCATTAAAATCTAATGAGGTTTATAAGGAACAAGCAGAACAGCTTAATAGTTATTCATTAACTGAAAGCGATATGCTTAAATACTTTATCCTTGTTTACAATCCTAAGCTTATTGCTGATTATGATAAAAGCAAAAAAGATTATTCTTTTTTTAATGATCTATCTGGCAATAAACAAATCAAGTCTTGTTATGGTGTTTGGCATGATACTTATGAAAACAATGGCAATACTTACAAGCTTGAGAATACTGGTAATGATGTAAGAGAAGATACACTATGGAAAGCATTTAACTGTATCACTTACAATGAAGATCATCTAAGAAGTGGTGATCGTTTATCCAATACCTTTATCACTAATGGTAAAGACAATGTTAAAACCAAAGCAATGGAAGTTGCTTTAGATATGGCTGCATAGAATAAGTTTACGCGGTCAACGAAACAAGAACCCCAGTCAAGCCATCGCTACTGGGGTTTTTTAATGTCTAAAAAAAAACATTAAATCAATGATTTTTTTACCTCTTACTAGATATAGTAGACCCCCCACCCCCTAAATACTATATGTAGTATCTTTTATTTTTACTACAGGGCCTATTCGCCAGACACACCCACCCCTAAATACGTACGAATGAAAAGATTGA